AATGTCCAATCCAGCATCAGAAAAACAGATGGCACTAATTGCTAAGCATAATATGCCAGTACACAGTGACACTCTAACAATGAAAGAAGCATCAGCTATTATAGACACCTTTGCCAAGGCAAACGGATGGGCGCAAAAACCATTCACGCCTAAAGCTAAAGCGGAACCTACACCAATGCCAGATAGCTTTTAATTTTTTTTATATTATTTGACTACGGCATTTTGAGTGTGATATGATTAGAGCCTCTTAGGAAAGCCCTGAGAGACGTTAGGAGCAATCCTAAGGTACATAATCAGTGATGATGAACTAAATAGTAAAGAACTACTTCTACGGGATTAGAGCAGTTCTCCTTTAAGATTAAGACTGGTAGAATTAAAACCTCTACTGGTCTTTTTCTTTTATATGCCTTGAAGTATTTGGCATATTGTAATGATAATGAAAGGGCAGTACTTAAAGAAAAGGGGGGTGGGGTATTTGAGATATGCCGTATGTCCCTAGATAGATAGAGTATCTATTATATATATGGGGTACGGGGGGGGTGGTGTGGGGGTGTGTCTCGGGGTTTGGTCTTTGATTGTTCACATCGTATCCTTGAAGCCGGCTGATATATCAACTATATATTCTAGAAGCCTTGACTTGATTCCGGAAGTATGCTATGATTGTTCTTGTCGGTAGGAGAAGGACTCGGGGGGATAGTTCTCCTACTGGCTGTTGTTAAGCTATGCCATATAAGGCCCAGGATTGTTCAGGATAATACTTGAATGGTCCTGGGCTTCTCCTTTATATCCCTTGTAGTATAAGGCTTATGAGCCGGCTATCTGGATTAGTGATGGATAAGAGCTGATATATCACGGAATGAGATAACCCTCAACCTTTACTTTAGAGTTACCCTATATCTAAAGGGATTGACTGCTATCTGCATTTGTGATGGTTAGAGCCATATTCATCTTATATTATAATACTTGTATTGGATTCCTAGTGCTTGCAATAATTAGCACCTCTTAGCATTATTACTCTCTCTAGTATATGTGTCATACCAAGAATAAGATTGATTGTTTGTTCTTCGCGGCGAATCGGTAATATATCAGAAGAATATTACTCTAGAACTTGTGCGAACTGCTAGAATCGTGTACTATATATCTATCAGCAAAACCGCTGAATGAACAAGGAGATTAAAATGAAGCTAGGTACAATGTTCGCAGTAAGACAAGCAGTAAGCAATGTTAAATACTCAATCGAATTGTTGGTTGAGAGAATCGTTTGGATGTTCTAATCATGGAAACTTTAACTAAGGATAACTGGAGAGCAACTTGGGCTGCTGAGTGGTGTGAAGATAGAGCTTTAAAACAAGAGTTAATAACATGGTGTGAAAAGAATCATGAAATGGTTTTAAGAGAGATTGACCACAGACATGGTTTAAACAATTTTAAAGATTGGCCTAATGTTGAAGGCAATTATACTGACACTCTTCAATTCTATATTGCCATGGTGCAGTGGCTTAAAATTCATGGTAATGAACTAGATGATAAAGAGTATTGGGAACAAGTTTCTGAGTCATGGCGTTTGTTTAAGCATCCTGAGATGCATCATAGTTATTTTAATAAGTTGTTCTTTGCCGGCCGACCGAACCGTGAGAAGTACATCATGACATTCAATTCTAAAGAGCTTTATGATTCTTTACCCGACGTGGTTACAGTCTACCGTGGATGCTGGAAAGGATGCGAAGATGGTTTGTCTTATAGTTTGAGACCAGAAGTTGCTACATACTTTGCCTTTAGAGGTATTGGCTTTCCACGTGGACATCGTATAATTACAGCTGAGGTTAAAAAGAAGGACATCATCATGGTTTGTGATGCTGACCTTGAGCAAGAGGTTATTGCCACCAAGGTCAAGGTACTCGATATTGCTGAGGTAAGCCAAAAGGAGCTAAAGCAACCACTCTACACCAGCCTTAAGGTTGAGTGGAATAACAAGACAGCAGCACACAAAGCTGGAGTCTACGTAGGATAATGGATAGTTCCTCCGAATCTTCCTACGGAAGATCGGAGGAATACTCTAGTCACCAATACAAACAACAACACAGAAAGAATTAACATGGAAGATTTAGAAATACCAGAGAGAGTTAAGAAGTATATTAAATTAGATGAAAGCGGATGCTGGATATGGACTGGAGCCAAGACCAGAGCAGGTTATGGCGGGTTCCTCAGAACTATAGAAGGTAAGAACAAGTATTTTTATGCTCACCGTTTTATATATGAGATAGCTAATGGACCAATTACAGATGGTCTGTTCTGCTGCCACCACTGTGATGTACGCAACTGCGTTAACCCAGAGCACATATTCCTGGGGACAACACAAGACAACACACGTGACATGATGGCTAAGGGTCGTTACAAACCATCAAAGATTATCACTGATGAAACAAAGGATGCCATACGAGCTGCTTATGCCACTGGTACATACAAGCAATACGAAGTACAAAAGGAATATGACGTATGCAATGTGACAGTTATGAGGATAGTTAAAGGATATCCTGGCAGTTGGTATCTCTTTAAATATAAGCCTGAGTTTATTAAAGAAATCAAAGAGCTTTATAGTGCCGGCAACCATACTTATAGAGAGATTGCTTCACTGTATGGTCTATCATTTGATATGGTGGGCAGAATTATAAGAAGCAAAAGATAAACTGATGTTTCTGGTATAATTGATTACTATTACATACAGGAGGATGATATGCCTAAGAAGAAGATTAATAAAGATGTTTGTGAGTCTTGCGGCAAACCGAAAATGGATGAAGCTATGACTCATTTTAAAGCAGTACAAGAAGCAATGAAGTACATTAGAATTAAAGATAATAACTTTGACTTGGAGGAGTTACCATTATGAGCAATACAATTACATATGCAGGTGCAGTTTGGATGATAGCAGGTTGGACTATAGGTAGAATCATTGGCATTATACTTATTGATAGATTGGATAAACGTAATGATAAATGAGATTGTATTCATGACTGTTATGTTTGCGGCAATTGCAATAACTATTAAAGGTTTGTGCGGAATTGCAGGGAGACTTATTAAATGAAAGTTGTTGTTGCAAGCATTGCTTTGAATGAAGAGAAGCATGTGAGACGTTGGGCTGAGTCAGCCAAGGGAGCAGATTACATCTACCTCCTGGACACTGGCTCAACCGATGACACCATCAAGATTGCTAAAGAGTGTGGTGTGACTGTCATTGAACACAAGATTGTACCTTGGCACTTTGGTAATGCTCGTAACTATCTGCTTGAGCGTCTTCCTGAGGATGCTGATTGGGTTATTAACTTAGACCTTGATGAAGTTTTAATTGATGGTTGGCGCGGCCATTTGGAATCTGTTCCAGCCGGCATCACTAGACCAAGATACAACTACACTTGGAACTGGGATGCAGATGGCAATCCAGGTCTGATATATCAGGGTGACAAGATTGTTGTGCGTCATGGATACAAGTGGCACAATGCTGTACATGAAATCATGCACGAGATTGCACCATTGGTAGAGACTCAATGCTTCACTGGCCTAGAGATACACCACCATGCTGACAACACCAAGTCACGTGGCTCATACCTACCTCTCTTGCTGCTTGACGTTGAAGAGAACCCTGACAACGACCGTAATGTTTATTATGCTGCTCGAGAACTGATGTACTATGGGCGTACTGAAGAGTCAGTAGCCTTGTTCAAGCGTCACTTGACAATGCCTAGTTCTATCTGGCCACCAGAGAGAGCGTTCTCGATGCGTTACATAGCCAAGCAAATACCTGGTGAACGTGAGCACTGGTTGCTACGTGGTTGTGCAGAGTATCCTTGGGGCAGAGAGTTATGGGTTGACTTAGCTACTCACTATCATGATACTCATAATTGGATTGGTTGTTATTATGCGGCCAAACGAGCACTGTCTTTGACTGACCGTGGTACGTTGTATCTAACTGAAGCTGTGATGTGGGGATGGATGCCTCATGATTTGGCTGCTCTGTCTGCATACCATCTAGGATTAAATGATGAAGCTATTGCTCAAGGTAAGATTGCATGTGAGCTTGCTCCTAATGATGTTAGATTGAAGAGTAATTTATTATTTTATTCTTTGCGCGAATCCAAAGTTAATGTGGTCATACCAACCAAGACAAACATCGGTGGTTTGACCAAGCTTGTAAACCAATTACTATCTGACACCATGGTAAATAAGATTATCATTGTTGCAGATGGCAGTGAAGCTTATGATAACTTGACTGCAATACCAAAGTTCAACAAGGTCATCAAGGTCATGGTCAATGAAGGTGTTGGTATCCATGCCATGTGGAACTTAGGCATGAACATCGCAGGTTATGATGGGCACATTGCATTTATCAATGATGATGTAAGTCTCGATAAAGATTGCATGTATGAATTGGGTGCAGTGCTGTCAAAGAATCATGACTATGGTTTGTTGTGCCCGAGCTATTCAACAGTTAAACCAACAGAGGATAGAGTTGTTACTGACACATGCCGTAGTAGATACGATGGTACTGGTGGTATGGCCGGCTTCTGCATGGTGTTGACTAAAGACTTGGTGCCACGCTTCCGCTTTGATGAGAACATGAAGTGGTGGTATGGTGATGACATGTTAGTTGATTGGGTTACTAAACAGAATCGTAAGTGTGTGATTAGCGCGGCGACCAGTTGCACACATGAGGATTCTAAAACTATAAAGACAAACCCACCCAAGGACTTTGCTGCAATCGTAGCAAATGACAAAACAATATACGAAGGAAAGAAGAATGCATAATGCAGCAATGGAGTTTATATTTACTAGCTTTCACAATTGGAAAGGTGATAGGACTGATTTAAATGTATTAGAGATTGGCTCACTAGATATTAATGGTAGTGTGCGCCCAATGTTTAAACCATTCCAAGGTAATTATGTTGGAATAGATATGCAGGAAGGACCAGGCGTAGACATTGTTGCAGATGCTGCTAAGTTTATTAACTTTGAAGCTTATGATGTTATTGTTTGCGCCGAAGTCTTTGAGCACACTCCCTACTGGCCACAGATAATTCAAAATAGTTATAATAATTTAGTTAGTGGTGGCTTGTTTATCGCTACTATGGCAGGTGAGGGTAGGTATCCACACTCAGCTATGGATGAGAATCCAATTAGAGAATGGGAACACTATTCAAACATAGGATGGTGGGAACTACAGCAAACCCTTAAAAGATATGGGTTTGAAAATGTTAATGTAAGTGTATCGGACCAAGACACCCGTTGCTGGGCCGTAAAATAATTGACTATAGATAAGGAAGTTCATATGTACTATGAAAGATTAGAAGAAACAGATAAAAAACTGGAAGCCATCGAAGCATGGCAAAAGAAACAGTTAATAAAATTATATGAAAAATCAGAGAAGAAAATAATGAAGGTGTTTAAAAAGTTAAACGCCACAATACCCGAGGAGGTTAAGCGTGGAAGCAAGTGAAGTAGCAGTCAAGTTAATGTTGATGGTAAAAGAAGGATACACTTTAGATGATGCCATTGCTGACTATAAGAAAGCTTTGAATGCAGTAGGTGGAAGCATTGTTATATCCAATCCTGCTAGCAATGTGTTAGGTAAAACTGGTGGACGTAACGTACCTATTGTTAAACAACACCATGATATTAAAGCAAGACTAACCGAAACGATTGCTGCATCGGCAGGTAGTGCAGTGCAATCAAGTATGGTACAGTTTTAAGATGAAGAAGTTAATTAATATAACAGCCAGCCTGTCATTTACTTTGGCAGGTATGGTTGTTGTATTCATTACACTTAGTGGGGATACAAGAAGAGTAGCTTTGATTTCTTCGGTGTCGGCATTACTAGTGCACTACACCTATGAAATTTTAAGGAGCGACAATGACTAAGGGTTATCAGCCACGGACATGATATAGATACTAAAGCAGGACGTAGGATTAATTGGAAGCGCGACTTGGCTATTGGTCAAGAGCGGTGAGGATTTGTTTGAAGAGTTTATTAAATCATTAGATGATGCTGACTTTGAAATCAAGCGCGACATGTATCGTAACGGGCGCATGGTTGTAGAGATGGAACAGAAACCTAAGGACAAAGACTGGAAACCATCAGGTCTGGCTATAACTAAAGCTAAGTACTGGGTGTACATGTTTAGTGCAGATGCATACGCAGTGATTGAAGTTGCAAGACTGAAGAAGTATTTAAAGATTAATAATAAGATTCCATTGAAAACATTTGCACCATACAGTGCTAACCCAACTAAGGGTTACTTGTTAATGGAAGAAGATGTAGTTAAACTTATGAGTTCAGAACTCTATGACACAAAGGGGAAGAAATGAAGCTACCAATCGTTGAAGTAAAGTTATGCTCGCACCTAAAGAATGCTAAGCCAGGTCAACTGTCAGCAGATAAGCTACGTAAGATTGAAGGTGGCGGGCAGCTTCACCACTGTGCAGCAGATGCATACGAAGCAATGGATGCTGCAGCTAAAGCAGAAGGAATAGAATTAAAGCCAACAAGTGCAGGTGATACTTACCGTACACTAGCAGCCCAGCTCGCTGGCTTTAACCAACGCTACCAGTTGGAGCCAATCGAGGGACAAAGTACCAGGACATATGAAGGTAAGAAATGGTATTTGAAGAAGGGGATGGCTCCACTGGCTGCGCCAGGTACTAGTAAGCACAACCTTGGGATTGCAGTTGACATTGCCAATGCCTCAGGTCCAAGACTTGAGTGGCTAGTAAAGAATGCTCCTGAGTTTGGCTTTTCATGGGAGGTAGTTCCTGAAGAACCATGGCACATTCGTTATGTCGCAGGGGATAATGTACCAGCACGCGTTAGGAAGCATCTGGACGCGTCTGGTGGCAACGTAGCATGACATGTGGGCAACGATAGGTCACACTGTGAAAGTAAATAACCGAGAGGTACCTTTCCTCATTGATGACCTATTGGCTATAGTGATTAGCCCAAGGCCAGAGAATGATTGGCAAGCTTTAATGGAAGCTGTTCCCGGTGATGAGCCAGCAGAAAGTAAAGATGCACTGCAGCCACTGCGTGAAGCAGTAGTAGATTGCATTGACATGCTGTCAGAACAAGACCATTTTATTATTGATGCTATGAACTCAGAGCAGATAACATATGATGAGTTGGGCAAACGATTAGGCACATCGCTTACACATGCCTGGCGTCTACGCAATGCAGCATACAAGAACTTAGAACAAATACTAGAACGTCATGATGTTATAAGAACTTACTTAAGGTTAGATGATGAGTGATGAATGGGCAGAAGAAGTCTTGCATGCTAAAGACTTACATGATTTATCTTTAACATCTGAACGTATTGTTCGCGACAACGAGCATGGTATAACTGTTAACCTAGGTTTGTCTAATGAGTTTTGCATTAACCTTTGCCAACGTTGGACTAAAGCTATGCGCTTTGCTGATTGGGAATCAACTATCATGGTTCATGCATTCTTTCAAGGGTTTATAGATTACCTTGATGAGTATTTAAAGGAAGAGGGAATTGACTTTAGGGAGTACCCTGAGTTATAATATTAATATGAAGAAAGAAACTAAATATTATACATGTCGTGCTTGCAGTACAAGTTTTACCCATACCATCAGGCAGGGTAGAGACCCACAGTATTGCTCTGACCAATGCAGAGGCAAGAGCGTAGATAGAACAGTAAAGCCATTGATATGGAATCTGAATTGCAAAGCTTGTAAAAAAGATTGGTCAATGAAACGCGTCAAACAAAGTGGACGCAAGCCACACTTCTGCCCTGACTGTTATGATGTAGCTAATAAAGAACGTCATAATAAAAGACAGAAAGAACGTGACAGAAGTTATGTTCCTAAAAAAGAACGTGCTTTGACTGAACAAAAGATGATTAAGTGGTTACCATTTGAACCATTAATAAAAGTATTATTACAAGGTCATATTAAAGACGAAGACTGGGCTGTTGTGGATTCACGTGACCGCAGCACAATAACATACATGGCAACCAAACTAGGTTTGCAATACAGTTCTATGTCTCGTTACTTAGAACCAGGTGCAAAGATTAATGCATACAAAGCTGATGAGTTTGCTATCCGTTTGCGGATTGCATCCAATGCTTATCTGGGGAATGGGTTTCTATAAACTTGAGGTAGTTGACTTTGAGGTTGGTCAGAGACAGCGTGAGGCTTCACGTAAGTCCATGGCGCTAGCCCGCCAGCGTCGTATAGACTCTTTGCTACAGCAAGGTTACAGTCCAGAGTCAATAACAAAATCAGGTCGCCTCCGCAAACGCGGCGTACCATCTCACGATGACCAGAATTAATTTGCAGCAAGCCTGAGTCATAACTCTTATTCTTATTCAGGTGATATATCATTTCACCTTTGCTATTCCATATAGCATTGATTGCTTTAACGCGGCATCTTGATTCGCGCCAAGCTATGAAACTAAACTCCTTTACTGGCAGGCCAGCAGCTTTGATAGCGGGTTCCCACTTAGGACAACTGTTGGTGGCAGCTGATGCCTGACTGGGTATAGCAAAAAAAGTTATGGCAATAGCCAATATAAGTTTACGCAATAGTTTTCTCCTTGTTAGGGGTTTATTCTGCAGCTTTAGCTTTCTTATCAACCTTGTTAAATACTTGGTTGATTTCTGCAGCGGACAGTTTACCGTCGTCCAAGAAGGCTCTTGATAGTCCTTCTACTACGGTGGCTACACCAGCCATGCCTGCCATGAAGCAGGCTTTCCATATTGATACGCCGGCAATTGCGCCAGCACCAATAACACCTAGACCTGACGCTGCAAATGTTGCAACGATTCTCATAAGAATATTATTAAGTTGTTTCATAACTTCTCCTTATTGATTCTTTAACATTTCATTTAGTCTGTTAATTATTTCATAACGCGCAGTGTTCTCTTGGTTTGGAGTAACAACTGTTAGTGGTATACCAAGCAGTGATAGTAATGAGTTAAGCTTTTCTTGATTAGCAGTGCCTGGCTCTTTTGCTTTCTTGACTCCTGGTATTGCTGATACTCCAGGTATACCTTCTCCAGCAACAAGTGGATTTAAATAACGTGATGCAAGTCCAACAGGACCACCATAACGTTGACCAAGATAACTTGCAATGTCACCAGGACCTTGAATCTTTTCACCAGTAACAGCCTTCTGACCAAATGCAATTTCAGCTGGAGTTAAATACTGTGGTGCGATAGATGAAAGTATGCTTCGTGGGTCAGTGAGTCCAGTTTCTAATGGAGATGGTGAACCAGCACCTGGGAAACCAAGGTCTGGTTTAGCAAACAATCTACCAGCAATTGGGAATGCACCAGCCTTTGTCAAATAACTTGGTGTCAAAATGCTATTGCCTTCTTTATCTGTGTATGCTTTACGTGCTTGATTGTAAAGCTGATATATCTGTGGATTATAAAACATATTTTCAAATTGAGCTGGTAAGTTGCGGCTCATGAACATCCAGAATGGAACCACTTGTTTAATGACCTGGTCTGCTGCGGACAAATTACTATAATCAATTAAGAACTTAGAAGTTCTAGCTACTGATTCTGCTGGAGTTAAACCTTGACGAATACCATCATAAGTAAACATAAAGCGCGCATGGTTTTCAATTAGACTACCAATGTCTGCTGATTTTTCTGCAACCTTGCCAGCTCCACGTGAAATCTTTCCTATCACTGGCTTGCTTGTAGCTTCATTACCAAAGAAACCTAATTTGCCACTAACAATATCTCTTACAACTTCTTTTGTTTGACCACCACCAGCAGCACCATATAATTTTAATGCTTCTTCAAATGCATAACGTTGGTTCTTAGGAACTTTATATTCAATAAAGAAGTTCTTAATATAATTTTCTGGAGTGTCAGTATAAGCTTCTCCTGAAGCAGTAATCTTTCTGATGTATTCATTCCATTGACGCGATAAAGGAAGTCCTTCTTTGAGATATTCTAACTTTGCTCCGCCTGCCAGCATCTGCATACCGTTGCTCAGTATGTTGCGGTTATGAAATCCTGGTGTAGTAATCAACCATGTCTTTACAAATTGATTATAATCTTTAAGGAAGTTAGCAAACCTACCAACCTGAGCTGGTTCTTTTAATGTACGAATGTTATTCCAAATTTGAGCAATGTCTGCGCGGGCAAGTCCGTCAGGAGCGACTGAACTATCTAATGCAACATAAGCATCTTCGATTAAGTTAACAATTGTTTTTAATCTCTCTGGCTTTATAGTTGCTAGATAATCAACTACCTCTGATGCTGGACGTGAGAACAAGTTAATATAATTATCAGCTAAGTTACTACCAAGTGATGCCCATGCTGCTGCTACTGCGTCTTTGTCTCCTGCATTTCTTGCAATCAATTCAAGTACATTATCTAATTCAATAAGAGCTTTTTCTGTTATTTCTCTGCTTGCTTTACTTGCACTTGATGTAGTGTTCTCTCTGCCAAGTTTAATTATTTGGGCACGAGCTAATGCAATTTCTTCTGGCGACCAATTAGGAATAAGTGTCTTTAAGAATTCATTTACATCACCAGTAAAACCACGACTAATCATTTCTCTTAATATATTTTCCTGTGTTTTAATTGGTAGCGTACCACTAATCATTCCACCCTTATAAAGACCTGCTTGTTCTGCAGTAAGAAATGATGGTCGATTCATTCCACTATAATGTTCAATCATTTTTAAGAATGCAACATCACCAGAAAATTTATTTGCAAACTTTTGTAGTGCAGCTGCAGCATTAGTCTCAAAGAAATCTCCCTTGAATGCTCTGCCACCTTTAACAATATAATCTGCAGTTGGTTTATTAGCAAGTTCGTTCAATCTTGCAATGGTAAGGTCGGTGTCTTTTAATACATGACCAAACCATATGCTATCTTTTTTTAATACATTAAGAAGATTACGACCAGGTAATGGCGCAGCATCAAGTCCAAAAGCTTCAAGTAAAAGTTTAGCTTGTGTTCCTTTACCAGCCATTTCAGCAGAAGCTTTATTAGTTAATACTTGAGGAAACCATCTATCTGGATTTGTTGATGCGCTAAAGCCCGTGCCTACTGCTTTGCCTGCATGACTGTCAATTACAATGCCAAGTTGTTCTCCAAATTTATATAAGTCTTGAGCGAAGGCAATCTCTGCTGCATCTCTGCCAAGAGTTTTAGCTAATACTTCTGGTGTATTAGAAGTTAAGACTTCAGCTGGTACAGTTTCAATTAAACTATGAACTGTTGTAAGATATGGTTTGTATTCTTTGTTTGAAAGAATTGCTCTGGCTTCTGCATTGATAACTTGATTAGCAAGTCCTTTGTAACCTTTATAAACATTATTCTCAGCTAAACGTTGTACAGATTTTAATGCTTCACCAGTTCCCTTTTTAAGAACTCTACCACTATTTAAGCCAACCTTTAAGTCAATTACTTCTGGACCCATGCCTTCAGCACCAGTTATTATTTTTCCTATTGCTCCACCTGGATTATAACCTAATGGTTCCCAATTCCATAAACCTAAACGTGCACGTGATGTAGCTTGACCAATTGCACCTGTAATTTTAGATGTTCCTGGTATACTAACCCCAGGTGCATAAGGAAGTTTCCACCTTAATCCACCAGGCAAACCAAGTTCTGGTCCAATCTTTCTTAATGCAGTATAACCTTTGACTGCTACTTCATCTATAATTTGAGGTGTAACAGTCTTAACAAAATTCTCTGCAACTCTACCTTGTGCAGTGCCAGCATATCTTATAGCATCTTCTTTAGCTACTTGAACTGCACCGTCTAATGCATCAGCTAATGCGCGCTTAGTTCCACCACCTAAAGTTCTACGTGGACCAGCAGCACCCCATTGTCTTGCAGCTTTAGCTACTGTTCCTTTTGCAAGTACTCTTCCTTCTGCCTTTGCTGCTTCATCTGCAACTTGTGCAGCTTTAGCAACTATAGCAGCAGCACCTTGTCTTATTTCTTTTTTAGCGGCACTTTCACCTAACTGTACAACTAATTGTTCTGCGGCTTGTTTAGTTGCACCTTTGACACCTTGTTTAACAATAGCTTCTGCTGCATCTCTAACTAAAATTTCTGCGCCATCTTTAACACCAGCAGCAACAAGCTTTTTACTTAATTGTCCTACTGCAACTTCAGCTGCAGTTCCTGTACCAAGTGATGCATATGTAACTGGGTCAAGACCAACATCTAATGCAAAAAAGATTGTTCCATCAACATATTTATTTCCAGTTGGTTGAACACCAGCAAAAACTGTATTGCGAAAACTTGTATCTGTATCTTTTATTTGATTGTAATAATCTTTAAGACTGAATCCACCTTCACCAGCAAAACCACGTTTGCCTCCAGTGGCAATCTTCATTGCAACGTCAAGTCCTTCCTTAACAGAAGAAACAATTATACGGTGTGGTGCATCTAATACTGCTAATGGACCAGCAACAGCTTTAAGAACAGCTATGCCAGCATCTTTATACCATGGTAAATCTGGTGATGCTGTTTCAATTTGTTTTGGTGTGTACTTTGTACCATACAACTGTGACTGCTTATAAAGAATCTGTTCATTTAATTTATCAGACAATGGCACATCACTGCCTTGTGTCTTAGTTTTAATTATAGGTGCATTAGTTTTAGGTACAGTAGTTTTAGGTTGACCAACTACCGTAGTAGGAGTAAAACCTGAACCATATACAGTTCCAACCCAGTCAACTGTTCCTGGAACAGTTGTTGATGGTGGTGTAGGAGTGGTTGCCATTTATTTTCTTGTCCTTATCTTTGCATATACTTGGTCTACAAATGGGTTAATACCTGCTGCATTTATCTTTGCAAGAACTGCTGAACCTAAGTTCTTTACGTATGCTTCAGTATAAGCTTGAGCATTTTGTGCACTGACACCACGTTTAATAAGGTCGTTATATCTTTCAGTGCCTTTTTTATTTACATAATCTACTGCTGGTTTGTAAGCTACTGTATTTTTATTTGGGTCACTTACTAAACCATAACGTGCTTCTGGGTCTAAACCATACTGAGCAAAGACATGAGTTTCTTTTTGTGCTTTGTATTTTTTTTCTGCACTACCTTTTTGATAATAAATATCTTTGAGTTGGTCATAATAGTCACCGCTAGTGAGACCTGTTCCAGTTAAGTAACCTTCTTTTGCGGCTCTTCTAGATGCTGCTGACACATCTGCCAACGATGTTAGTGTATCAATATTATCTCTAGTAAATCCAGACAACTTGTCATCGCCGCTATAAGTTTTAGTTCTTATATAATCAGGTGCTTCGTAGTCATACCATTCAGTTTGCGAATACCACTTGGGTGGTTTCTTAAAACTAGCAATGGTTCCTTTAGGGTTAGCAATGTACTGGAATGCAGTGTACTGCGATGCTCTTACAGGGTCTTGAAACTCCATAAGGTATTGATTATATACTTGACCTAGGTCTAATCCTGCCATAAATAATCCTTACTTCTTTTTAGCTGCTGCTTTTACTGCTGCTATTCTAAGTTGTGGGAACTCTGCTTTAACTTGTGCTGGTGTAGCTGTTGGATTAGCTGCTATAAATGTATTTGCTCTAGCTTGTAGAGCTGGTGCATTCGAACCTTTAGCTGCTGCTACTTGTTTAGCAAGTATGTTAACTGCTCCTGAACGAGATGCCGCTGTCTCTGCTGCGGCTTTATCAGCGGCTGCTTTTTCTGCTGCTGTTGCTGCTGCTATACGGGCTGCTCTTTCTTCTGGAGTTTCAGTTGAAGGAGTGGTATCAATATTAAGAGAACCGCTTCCCTGTAAAGTTGCAATAGCATCGCGCAATGCATTCTCACGTGCAATAGAATCTCTCTGGAGTTCTAGTCTAGATGCAGTGTACTGCTGTTGTATTGCATTCAACTGTGCTATCTTAGCCTGGTCTAATGCTCCTTCTTGTGCAGCTTTTTGTGCAGTCAGTGTTGCTTGTGCCAGTCTCTGTGCCATTGCTTGTTCATTTAATCTTGACTGATTTGCTTGTGTTGAAGTTGCAGCAAGTGTTGTCAAAAGATTATTATAATTAGCTGCTCCACCTTGTGCTGCTGCCTGTGCTGCTAGCAATCCTGGTTGGACTCTTGCTGCATCTACACCTTGTGATTGCATGTACTGAGCAATGTCATTAGATACTGGAGCTGCAGTTGCACGTGGTGCTGTGGCATAAGCGTTTTGTGGTGCACTTTCCAGGTATGATTTAAGTGCGCCGAATCCTTCATCGGTTAAACCTTGCGCTTCTCCATATCGAGTACCTAATCTACTTAAAAGATTACCATATGTTGTATTTGCAAAACCTTCACGAGCAGCTTTTTGTTCTTCTAAAGTTGTGTTTAATGCTTCTGGAATTTGTCCACCTTCAACATTACCAAGTTGACTTTGATAATATTGCAAAGCTTGTTGTGCACCTAATCCTTTTCTTTGTTCTGCTGCGGCATCTAGTGCTATCTGTTGGTTATACTTTGCTATTTCTAAATCTAATTTATCTGATGCAGTACCAGCTTCACTAGTACGAGCAGCACCCAATGCATCATAATAAGAACTAGGTATATTGCTACCACCACCACTACCAAGGACAGCACCTGACCAATCATAAGTAGGAAGTTCAAAGTCAGCAGCTTCGTCAACACTAGGAGTACCAGCTGTTGGTGGTAGTATTGGATTGAATACAGAAGGTGCACCAATGCCTGCAGCTTTAGCTCCTGCTCGTGCACCTGGAGGTGCTGGTAAATATTTAGTAACGGCCATCTTGTCCTACCTTAACTCTAATAATGCTGCAGCATCGGCAGCTATTTGTCTTGCCTTGTTTGATTCTATATCTTTTAATGATTCTTGATAAGACTCTTGACCTTGTGTTGCGGCCAAGTCATATCCTCTTAATTGATTAGCCAAATCACTTTGAGCATAACCTAATTGCTTAGTTCTCTCTGAGGCATAGTCACCCAAAGCTTTCTTATATACGCCTGAACGCACACCCATGCCTTGAAGTCCACGCTGACCATAGTTGGCAGTAAGTCTTGGGACTTGTTTCTGTATACCAAAGGCTGCTTCTTGAATCTGGGTGATAGGGCGTTGACCAGCAGTCTCTGCCAAATAACGCCTGTATGTATTAAGAGCTTGTTGCTGGCCTAGGCTAGTCTGCAAGTTTCTACGCTGCTGCTCATATATTGATGGGTCAAATGCCATTTAAATTACCTCTTATTATTATAGCGAAAATTTTTCATATTACCACTTTTGTAAAGGGCAAGTTGCTAATTTTAATTTAACTTTAGCTTTCATTACACACATACACAAACCGCACTGAGTGGTTGCCTTAATAAATTCTGGGCAATCTTGACACAATGAGTATCTAGTACTTTCTTCTTCATCGCTCACGTATTCAGTCTTTGGATTTAAAAAATCCCAGGGTCTAGTTACGCCTACTCTAGCTTTATAATCCTTCCAAGCTGACATTATTCCTCCGCTAACTTAAATTCTTTGCCGTCCCATATTACACCAAGATTTAAGCTAAAAGCTTGTTCTTTAGTAATTGGAATTATTGTTGGATTTGAACTCATGCCTGCAATTAAAGCTGGCATGTTATATGAAACTCCTACAGCTCCAGTATACTCCCCATCTACAACAGCTGCAAAATAACTAAATTGTAATTCTTCATTCATTATATTTTCCTTCTATTGTTTTAACTTTAACACACACAGCCATAGGCAGGATATGTGCATGGGTCAAGTGGATTTGAACAGTATCCAGAATTCACAAATCCCCAGCCAGGACCCCAATATATAGTTGTTGGACAACTACAACCACTGCAACCGGGAGGACCGCAACTGCCATCATAAGATGTGCCATAGCGTGCCCATAAACGAGATGGTGGACAACATTGACTATCGCTTACTGCAACACCTACACAATATGTGCAAGGAGGTGGCGGTTCATAACCACAACCAGTGTAATTGGCTATATATACTGCGTCATACGTTCCACAGGAACCGTTAGTATATGAACGCATCAAATCAAAACCTGAACAAAATTGATTGTTTGTCCATTGTCCAGCTGGAGGGCATGTTGGAGGAGGAGGTGGAGGGTCATAACCACATTGTCCAGCTACTTGACCTTGTGATACTGAAGTCGTTCCGCAACTTCCATCAGTATAATTCCAATATAAAGTTGTTCCACTACAGAATGAACCTACATATTGTCCTGCTGGAGGACAAACTGGTGGAGAAAATGGAGTAACTGCATTTGATGCTGCTGAAGAAGCAGATTGAATTCCATAGTCAGTTAAACCATATATTGTAAAAGTATAAGATGTTCCATTTGTTAAACCTGTAACGACAATTGGAGAAGCAGCTGATGTTGCGGTAAATCCACCTGGTGATGAAGTAGCAATATAATTTATTCCACCTTTACCAGTATAAGTTGGTGGAGTAAATGTAATACTAGCTATAGTGTTTCCAGCCGTGGCAGTACCAATCGTTGGTGCGCCAACGGTGTCACCGCTACCATCTAGAATTCCAATGATTGGCATTAAGAACTCAAGTCTCCTAGAGCAACCCAAATATTTGCAGCTCTCTTAATTAAAGTAGCAGCAGTCCATTGTCCACGAGTCTTTACTCCAGGGTTACCGTTTAAAGTAACACCAGCAGTAGGAACAAATGTTAATTGACCAGTACCTGTTTGGACAACAGTAATCTGCGTACCAATTGGAAATGCTACAGAAGACTCTAAAGGAATAGTTACGTTAACTGCAGTTGCTGATAAAACTTCAACAATTTTTCCATCATCTGCTAATACTAAAGTGTAAGCAGTGGTTTGATTATTTGTTGCAATATGATAAACAACGTTTCCAACTACTGAAACGCTAGCACCAACTGTAACGCTGCCAGATACAGCAAGAGATGTTGCGCTTGCCACTCCCAAGACTGGTGTAGTAAGTGTTAATGATGCAGCTAGTTTTACTGAGGTTACGTTGCCATCAGCAATCAATGCCGTAGTAATAGCTTGACCAGCAATGGATGCTGTTCCTATCGCTCCGTTATCAAAGTTTGAACCAGCAGACAAACCATTGGAAAAGTTTGTTATTGCAGTGTTGTTTGAATTGTGCTGTGCAGCAACAATCGGTTGACCATTTTGAAAGTTTGGAAATGGTATTGTAAGTGTAGCCATTGTTAAGTACTCCTAATTTTTCTTCTCTTAAATTTATAAGCGATTGAATTTAATCCCCAGGCTCTTCCTGGAAAAACTGTTGCATCTGTTATATCATCTGGACCCATGAACTCTAACTGTACTGCAAATCCTCTGCCTAAAGGAGCAATACCTTTTCTTTTAATTACTGCTCCACCAGTATTGAAACCGTATTCTGCAGTACCATAAACACCACCAGAACCATCTATCGAATAAGTTCCACCACCAGAAGTAGCATTTAAAGTAATTGTTCTTGTTCCGCCGAGTTGATTTGTTTCATCAAAGTTTTTATAACGATTTAATCTTATTGCTGTAGCCGATGTTACATCTTTAAACACAAAGTATGGACGAATAAAAGTTTTTAATTGAACATATGCTTTATCATCAAACCATGATGTACGATAATAAGATTTAAATCTTCCGCTCAATGATGGTGTTGCACCAACAATAACATCGTCATCAGTATTTGCATAATCATCTACAAAGTATACGTAAGGAAAATCATCATCTGGATGAATCATTAAATAATAAGGTTGGTCATCTGCAGTGCGCCAGTCACAACCAGATACTAAACCAAATCCAGGAATGACAGTTGGAGTTGCATCATCTGATAACATAGGTGCAGACTGGAACATGGTGTATGCACCTGTTCTACCAATGGTAGCATCATATATTAAATTAACAGTTGCATATGCTGGTGGATTACCCTGTTGTGGTGTAGCATATGGCAATGACACCCATACTCTGTTGCGTATAAAGGATAAAGTTATTTTATCAGTGTTCTGTGCATTAACTTCATTGTTAATAATGATTGGTCTTATGCGTTCAAAGATATCTTGTATGCCATTACGATTATAGAAATATAATCCTTGCGGCCAGTCGAAGAAATAAACTCCACCATTACCAGCAACAGCTTGTTGTGGTGTATCAACACCAAGGTTAGTTGAAACTTCTACTAACTGAAATGAGTCCGCGTCATAGCCCATAAGCAAATAAATAGCTTTAGGTTTGAATATCATTAGCTGACCATCAACTATTTTAATTGCACGTATACCTTCTCCACCTGCAATAATGTCTATGTAGTCATCTTGAAACCAGTTCTCTGGTGAGCTTTCATGTGACCAACGGAGTCTATTAGGATATGCAGTTAATGTTGGAGTTGCATCACTATTATATTCTTTTGTATTAGCTACAAATAATTTATTAGCATGAGCTACTGTATGTTCTGCACGTGGCATAAAGCCACCAACTGGCAATTGGTATGGTTGCCATGTAGGGCCAGATGCAGTAAGTGGAGTTGCATATGTATCGCCAACATTCCACTTATACATATTTGCTGCATCTCTACCAAGAGCAACATACAAAGTATCTTCCCATTGAGTCATGCCTGCGCCATTAATAGACTTAACTGCTAATGGAGTTAACGACGCACTATTTAAATAACTGAAGTTGCCACCAGAAGAAACATAAACTCTTCCATCATATGAACCAGTTGTTTGATAACCAGTTGTTAACATGATTTGTGGTGCGGCAGGATACTTATAATTATATAATCCTTTTGGATTCCATGTTCCAGTAAATGCTATTGGACTAGGGTTTTTTATTTGATAGCCGGCACGAGAGAACACACCACCACGTGGGTCAATCTCAACATTGAGCATCTCAGGTGATTCATTTGGTGCTAACTGAAATTGGTCAGCACGAAAGTTAAGTCCACCAGTAAAGTCAAATAACTGTTGAACTGCAATTTGAGCCATTGTTTACCAGGCCACCGCACTAGGAACAGATGTAGAACTTGGTAAGACACGAATACCTGGAACATTCAACCCATAACCAATTCCAGATAGTTGTAATCCACCAGAGTAAATCAATGGTTGGTTACCATTAGGTGCCGTCAGATAATCTTGGTAGTTCTTTAGGTTAGTAATAAATTGTTCTCTATAAACTCTTGCCATTTCTGCATCTTCTTGGAATTGATAGATGCGTGACATGGTATAGGTCATTAGACATGCTTGTAATTCAAGGTCTAAGTCTACATAGTTTAATGATTCTGAGTTAGTTGAATCTAATAGCCAGTTATAATTTGGCTCACGATATCCTCTAAGATAAAGCGTATACAATTGATTTGGGCGCGGCCATAGATATAGTGAGTTAGACCATAGAGAAAAATATGCTGGAATGCCAGGTTGGTTGTTGGAACCTACCCACCATCTTTCACCTTGGTCTTGACTAATATAAATTAATTCATTACCAAAATTATTATATTGGTCTGTGCCTTGAATTGATACAACATTTATCAATTCTTTTATTTCAAATAAATTAACAATTGCACCTATCGTTACATAGGGGGATGGTGCATATGCTGCATAAAGGACAAATACTGATTGGTTACCAGTGATAATTCCGCTTCCATCATTAGTAGTCGTGTCTATTGTAGATGAATAACTTGCCTCAAACCAAGGCCAACGAGTATCGGCATCTACAATTGTTTGAAAACCTTCTTTAAGATATTGCAGCACTAGGTCTTGGTTAATATCATCAACATCAGTATCATATCCAATTTGTAATTGAGACATGTCCTCAAGTAAACTAATAAGCCAATAAGAGTTTAAACCACCTGTTGGGTCTAGTGCCATGTTATATTCCTATTCTTTAGACTTTGCTGCTTTAGCCTGTTGATTTAAATGGCCAATACAGAATTCGGTTTTTCTAGCTTGCGGTGCTCTACATCTTTCTTGCTTCATTTCATTCCAGTGTGTGCAGGTTGGCACTGGGGGAATGTATTCTACGCCAGATGGTGGAGCAAGTTCAGTATTAGATTGCACAAAGTTAGGCTTAACGCCTGCTACATCTTGTCCAGACTTTGGTGAATTATACATCTCACAGTTTGCTGGAACTTGGCTTGTAAATACTGGCTGTCTTGTCATATGTTTATTATCCTTCGTGATAATTTGTTCTCTATGTATTGTACAAATTTTTTCATTTAAAAGGAAATAGCTGGCACTAAGAGGGTTGCCCGAAGGATGACAACCTTTCAACTCTTAGCACCAGCTAAACCTATTTAACTAGCCGAAGCTAATTAATTTATTATGCGTCAGCTGACAAGTAGCCCTGACGTGAACGGTTGGAGCAAGTAAGCTGTCCGTAGGCCAATACGATGGCGTAACGAGCATCTTTTTGTGCAACTGTACCCTGTTGGAATGGCGTTGTAGTCCACCAATGTCCGTTCATACCAGTAAGCTTGAGGTACTTCGAGTTAAGGAAGTACATCGAGGCATTGGATACCTGGTTACCTGGCATTGCAAGGTCAAACACAACTGGTGTCTGCTTGAACATCAAGTTTTGGAATCCAGCATTAGCCTTAGCTACGTCCTGGTAACGAACGTTTGGTGTCAACAGTGACTCATACTTGCTGAACAACTGCTCAGTGGTGATGATAAGGTCTGGAGTATCATTACCCTTCGATGCGTTGTTGTAGGTATTTGCCATGTTAACTAAGCTCAAAGTTGCACCTTGAATGCCTGCCTGAATGGTTGGGTTCCACCATGAACTGGTTGCTGCGTCGATACCACCGATTGCAGTGTTCAATGAACCAGCGAATCCGCCGATACCGTTGAACTCTTTTGCGGTGCCACCAGTACCGTCATTGGAGCTAAGAAGCTGACCGTTGACAAGTGACTTAATCGACATTTCTGCCTGCATGATTTTAGCATTCAACAACTTGATGATTGCTTCTGTTCCACGGTTCTGTGCTTCTTCGATACCGCTAATTGCGATGGATGCAGCGATTTGCTTCCAGTCGTAAATAGCAGACGTGATGCCGTCTTGTGGGGTAAGAGCAATGTTGTCATAGCCCGAGTAGGATGCAGCGGTTGAGTTCTCTTCATAGAGCACTGGCTCTACGATTTGAGTTCCGCCTTCTTCCATAACAACTCTTCCACCTGAATTTAGGTGGTTCAAGAGCACGAGGTCCTTGAAGATGTTGTCAACCAGCGTTGGCTGGTAGTTTTGTAGTGTCGTAGAAAACAGTGCATTGTAGTCTACAGACTGCACGTTTGGTGAAGTCATTTTATTTTCTCCTTATAATGTTAGTGTTTTGGTTAAAGCCCCAAGCCTTTTTTGGCTTGTTCAAAGGCTTCAAATACTGTTTTAGGTGCAGTAGTTGCGGTTTGACTTCCACCCTTAGAAGATGTGCCTGTGGAAACAATTGTTGCCGAACGCTTAGCTTGAACTCTAGCTTGCTCGTCTGCCAGTTTCTTGCTGGATTCCGAAGCTTTAGAATAAACTTTATCAAAAGCAATCTGTTTAAAGACTGCTTCTAAGTCTGTCATTCCTGTTGCTATAGCTTTTGCTACAACTTCATCTGGATTAAAATCTTCACCGTACTTGCTTTGTAATTTATCGATAGTTCTAGTTAACTCATCCATAGCTTTTGATTGCTCGAAAGCTGCAATGCGTTGCTCTAACTGTCGCATTTGCTTTTCAGCTGGGTCCAACCATTCGTCTTCTTCAACTATTGGTTGAGCTGTACCCACACCGTAGTGCTGCTGTAAAGCCTGCAAGGTGCCTGCTGGGTCTTCTTGCAACGATTGTGCAAGAGTAGCAGCAAATTCAACTTGCTTTCTTTGTTCGCTAAGTTCCTGTGTCTTACGGGTATAATCCGCTTGACGCTGGTACCCAGCTAGAGCCTCTTGTAATGGTACTTGTACCTCTTGACCATCTACTTGCAGTTTAACAAACTTGTCGTTATACTGTGTAAAGTCAAATAACTCTGGCTCTTCTATTACGCTTGCTTCGCCTAATTCCTCGACTTGTCCATCTTCGATAATGGGGTCGATTACTTCAGTACTAGCACTAGCATCATTATTTATTTCTTCATTACTCATTTGGAGTCCATCCTTCTAGTTGGTTGTTCCTATATGTATGTAAAGTTTTTTACATAAACCTTATTGTTGCGGCGCCTGTCCTTGTAAAGCAGCCAATATTTCTGGTGGTAATCCTTCCATTCCACCTTGTGTTGGTCCAGCTTGTGGTGCTTGACCTTGTAAGGCAGCTAGTATTTCTGGTGGTAAACCTGCTAATTCAGGAGGTAATCCACCTTGTGGTGGTGGACCCTGTTGTGGCGGACCACCCTGTCCACCTTGTAAAGCAGCCATTAATTCAGGAGGTAGA